AACCACGCGTACCACTGCCCTCGCGAGATCGGGCTGTCGTCCTCCGGTGCATCCTCAGGTTTAACCGCGCAACTCATAATTGTGGTCCTATTCTGGTTACAAACTCAAATCAATTGTGCAGCGGCCGCACCATGCGGTATCCGTCGTGCGTGGTCTCGATCCCATGCTCAATGCCGGCCAGTGCACCCAGCCGCATGGCCTCATGCACCGACGCAAACAGGGCTTTGATCAACTTGTGCGGATCCGAGTCCCGAGCGACCAGCTCGAGGTACTGCACGATCCGAACCGCATCCCCATCAGCAAACATTTCCTCGGCGATCGCGACCGCGTCCGCTTCGTTGCGGGCCGCGATCTCGTGAGCAATCAATTCGGTCAGCATTGGTCTGGCCCCTTGGGCAGCTCGGCCCAGTAGTGGACGTCTGCCAGCATCGCCCCATTGGGTTCACGCCAGTAATCGCCGTCCTTATATCCCAGCCAAACCGCCTCGCTCATGTTGGGCCCGTAGACCAGGACCATGATGTCATCGTCCGGCGGATCGCACGCCGAAATCCAAACCAGTTGCTCAACCATCTTCATATCCTCCGTGAGTGTTTACTGGGGTTTGGTTTCTCGGACGCGTACGCACGGTTTAATCTCGCCACCGACCGGCGTTTCGCTTCGGTACAACGTCATTTTTTTTCCGACCCAATTGTCGACCTCGCTGCCGTACATCTTTGAAATCGATCGCGATACGGTGTGGTTGAGAATCAACCCGCGTTGGAACTCCGCAAAGAAAAGTAAGTATCGCATTTCGCCGCGGATCAATTCCTCCTCGACGTGGTCAAATGTGACCACCATTTCGTCGCCAAGGTTGTCTCCGATGTCGAGCGCCTCGATGTGAGGGCTTGGGCAAAGGTCCGTAACACGCAATCCAGTTTTGTGCGTCATCTGCTCATTTCCTTCGTATAAAAACCACTAACGATTGAGATAGTTCTCATCGATCCAAACACGGACGGCGGCACGTTGCACGTCGTCCCATTTCTTCCATAGCTTCTGCAGCGTCTTGACCGCCGAATCACGCGACTCCTCGTCGGGGTCGACGTACGGACTCGGTTCGGCAATATGTTCGCGCATCGCCTCGCGTCCCTTGCAGAACAACTCGGTTTGCGTCTTCTTGTCCGGTTCCTCGGTGACGAACTTGGCCGCGAACGATACGGGTAGCTCGCCTGACTCAACTGCATCGACGATGGCCGGGCTGCCGTGTTCGATCACTTGCTTGGCGCGCTTGACCCCGGTTGTTCCTACGCTCAGGAGTTTTGCTGCATCGTCGATTGAAAATCGACCAATTGGTCCATTTTCCTCCGATGGCCTTCCCCGCTTCAATGTCGCCAACTTCCCGGCAACCATCGACCGCTGCGATTCGGTGAGATGACGACGATGCAGGTTTTGCGCGACGACGTAGTCGACGGGATCAACACCCGCGGCTAGGTCTCGAACGTGGCACAGGATGCCCAACTCGCAACACGCATGCCATCGATGCCGCCCATCAAGCACTTGGCCATCGTGAACCGTGAGAGGGTTCAACTGGCCGCGTCGCGCGATGTCGGCCTTGAGTGCCTGATAGTCATCGTCGCTCATCGGCGGAAACAACTCGGCCAACGGGTGCAACGTCAGCTCGGTGGCGACCACTGTGGTTATGGTGTATGTCATTGCTTTACTCCCAGCTCCCATCCGGTTTGACCTTCACCGACTCCCGCAGCCGGTGGACCGTACCACCGCCGCGTCGTTCGTTTGTTGCTACGATCACACCCCAGTCCCGCAAGTCGGTAAACGGTTGCGTCCAGCAATGGATTCCACGTCCCGACATCGCGGCCATTTCGGCCATCGTGAGGCCGACCGACTTCATGCGTGACATCGCCTGAAAGACGTCCATCCGTTTGCCACGGATCAGACGCTGTTCCTTGCGTGCCGCATCGTTGCGAGTCTCGCGCAGGATTGCCCGTTGCTGGCCTGCGTCGTCGTCGAGTGGCAAGAATGGCTGGCTGTGCGTGCTCATGCTTGCCTCGCTAGCTTGCGTCTACTGGCCATCGCCTTCGCCTCGCAAATAAAGCAAGGTTCTGTCCGTGTTAGGTTGCGGCACCCCGGACAGCGGCGAGGGGTCGAGAGTTGTTGCGGGCTGATCGTGCCGCGATCGATCACCGCTTGCACTTGACTGGCCGGCAACCCAAACGACTTCGCGATCGATTTGGCATCCTCACCCTCGAGATACCGGGCCATGGCTTCACGTTGCTTCTGTTCGGGAATCAGCGCCAACCCAACCTTCCAGATGCCGGACGTCGGCTCCGACTCGTCGCCGTTGTACAGACGCTTCGCCGCAGTCGGTGGCAGTTTTCTGCCCTCCGCTTTTGCCTTCTGCCGGCGCTTACCGGCTGGGGTCTGCACCCAATGCCGCCGATAGCAACGCGGGCACATCGACCGGATCACTTTTTCCGTTGAGCGCTGGCACGCATCGCATTGATAAACTGCGGTTCCCATCCGTGAGTCCTCCCGATCCCTTACGCCAACAAATCGACACCGAACGCGACGGTTCGCAAATAGGTCGCGCGAACACCGCTGACGCGTGACGCAATCAACGGATCCTCGAGTGTCCAAGCTGGGTCCGTGAAAATCGCCACACGATCGTCGCCAAGGCTTTTGCGAGCGCCTTGAGCGACCAGCAAGAGCTGCAGCGGTGCAAGCTGGCCAAAGTGCGGCGCGAGATCATGCCACCGAGCCGCCAAATTGGACCGAACGCGAGAAAAGGAAACAAACACGGGGCCGGCCTGCAGCTCGACGTCGCACAGACCGTTGCGGTCCGTCTCGTCGTAAAAAGCTTGCGTATCGTCAAGGAACTGTTGATCGATCTTCACGATTCCTCCGTTTCAAAAAAATGTGGCCGGTCGGCCATCCCTGGCCAAACCCGGCCACGCTACCCCGCCCTCAGCGGAAAAGTTGTTACTCGGCCATCCGTTGGTAAATCGATTGCGTCTTGAGTTTGGTAACCTCGTGGTTTGCCAACAAACGACCAGCTGTAAGCAGCCGTTGCCGATACGTCGCCTCGGTGACGTCGTCCATGCCCCGAATGGCACTGCGGAGGGCCGCGTAGCAATTCATGCAAAGACCACATTTCACCGCCACAGCCGTGCACTCGTCACCCTTGCGAGTTGTGCCAAGACACTGACCCGCGCGTACACGCTCAACCACCGCCCTTTGCACTCGCTTCGTTCGTTGTGCTCGCAAAACCATCATCAAATGCTCTCGCCCACTCATCATGGCAACCACCTTTCGTGGAAGATCCAAAAAGGGATCCGTCCCCGGTCGTGCATCCGTGCCAAATGCTGACGTGGGTACTTTATCGGTGCACGTGTGCACACGCAATAGCTACTTTCACATTTTGCACACAAGGTGTGCACATGGAGAAGCGTTTTGAGCAATGTTTTGCTTGATGGATTGCAAGTAAAAAAATTTCTGCAAACATAGGAACCATGTCGCAACCAGCCGAAAAGATTCCGATCGAAAAGATCAAACAACTGAGCACCGCTTTAAGGGTGCTGCATGAGTCGCTTGAAAAAGCCGTTGAAGATTACGAGGCGGCCGGGATCGATTCGGCCAAGATGGACGGCTGGCAGACACTGCACCGTGGATTGGTGTACATCATGCGACAGGTCCGCAAAATCGCAGGCCCAACGTCTAAAGCGGTTACCCTGGACGTCGACGCGATTTTGATGGACCACCACCTAGAAAAAAAACGCAAAGCCCAAGCCGTCAAGGCTGCGGACGATGCGGTGTTAAATGCGGCGGAGAAGGCGGCGACGTACGCTCCGAAACGGAAACGAAAACCCTAGTCTGCGGCACTCGCCGGCGACGCCAACTTCGCTGGATTCGGGCCGCTCTGGCAAGGGAAATTTTTTCAAACGATGCCAAAATCGTGTCGTCAACCAGATCCACAATGCACAACGTCACTCGCATGATACACGCCCTTTTCCTGCGATTCTAAATTGCTTGCTTTTGGGTCTAGTGTCATTGCGGTTTTGACACGTTCGGTCTCAAACAGGAAAAAGCAAATGCCAAGCCAAGTTTCCCGATTTTGCAAGACCTGCAACGCGCAGACATTGCACGCGAAAGAACAGATGCCCAACAGCATGGGGTGCATCATAAGCATCCTAACACTCGGTTTATTCCTGCCGATCTGGCTGCTCTACAGCACGCTCATTCTGCCGTTCCGCCCGTTCCGTTGCCAGCAATGCGGCAAGGGACGATTGGTGTGATTTGGCGCAGGGCTGCGAATGCGATAGACTGGATCCTCAGCTACTCCGCCCTCAGCAATTTCAAGACGATTTTGCCTGAGGGTTTTTCTATGAATGACTCGGACCTGACGCCGCCGATGCGGCGGATCATGTGGTCTCTGGCCGAAGTGGCGCAGCTAATGGGCGTAAGTAAACGCACCATTGAGGGTCTGATCAATGCCGGCGAGCTGCGGGCTAAACGGGTCGGGCGCAAACTGATGGTGAGCCAGCGGGAGCTGGATCGATTTCAGGGCACCTACCACTGATGAGCACCATCTGGCGACACAAACGCGGTGGATGGTACGTGGCGCTTACGCTGCCCGCTCGCAACCGCGTGAAAATCTACCTGGGCCAAATCAACAAGGCCACCGCGCAATCGATCGCCATCAAACTGGACTCGATCATGGCCACTAACCGCGTGGGCGAACCACCAACGGCCGACGCCGCTGCATGGTTGGCCACGCTGGCGATGAACAAGTCGCCATTGCTGGATCACCTCTCTAAACATGGGTTGCTTCAGCAATGGAACCGACCCGGAGCGATCCCGACCGTCCAAACGGCCTGGGATGCGTACGTCGGCAAACGAACCGACTACAGCGAGGGAACACGGCGAGGATGGCGAACCGCATGGGCTCATGTTGGCCCTCGATTTGGCTCCCGCACACTGGACCAAATCACCGTAGCCGACGCCAAGGATTTTACGCGCGACCTGTGCAGTTGCGCGGCCTCAACCCATGCAAGGCAGATCCTGAACAGGTTGAGGATGGTTTTTACGGACGCCATCGATGCCGGCGTAATCGCCTCGAGCCCGTTTTCCGATTGCAAAATATCGGCCAAGACCGACAAGAGCCGGTATCGGTACATCAGCGAGGAAACGGCGTTGCAGGTGCTCGACGCGTTTAATTCGCTCGATGGACGGGCCCTGTTTGCGTTGGCTCGTTGGTGCGGTCTGAGAATCCCGCATGAGCCGCTCGCGATCAAGTGGACCGACATCGATTGGTCAGCCGAGCGATTGACGATCGCCGCAAACACCAAAACGGGGCATCGAGTCGTACCATTGTTTCCGGTCGCATTGGAGCATTTGCGGGTTCTGCAAGAAACGGCACCAACCGGAGCGGTTCACGTGTTCAACCGCGGCCGCGCATCTGCTGCGACAGAATGGCGTCGATGGCTGGAGGACGCCATTCGTCACGCCAAACTGCAACCATGGCCACACCTGTGGCACAACCTGCGTCGTTCATGCCGAACCGATCTGGAGGATCGATTCCCCAGCCACGTTTGCGACGCGTGGATCGGCCACAGCGCCAAGGTCGCCAAGGATCATTACCTGCTCGTCACCGCTGAGCACTGGCAGTCCGCGCGCACGGCGCGCGAGCCTCGCGCACGGCGCGGCGCACGGCGCGCAAAGGGATGACGGGTGGTGACAGGTAGTCCTAGGAAACAAAAAACCCTGCGATTCTCGCGAATCGCAGGGTTTGAAAACAACCTAAATACCCCAGGCAAGGGCCGAACCTACACGGGAAATCATTGTGGTTTTGAGGTCGCGCACGGCGCAGCGCACGGCGCTCAAAATCGACAACGTCGCTCGGGTCCTTCCTTGCCCTCCCACGTTCCCGACCCCAATGGGAACAATCGCAAACCAAGACACACTTTCTTTCGCGCGAAGGCCGACGGTTTGCGGGGCGGCGATTGTAACCTTGCGGGGGCGGGTTTTTTTGCCGGTGTGGTAGCGTGGTCCCATGACCACCATTCTGCGTTGCGCTTGCGTTTTCGTCGTTTTTGCCTTGGGCGGATGCTCCGTTCCTCGGCAATACCGCGCCATGCCCGCACCGGCTGCCGAGGTGCCAGCGGTTAATCCGCCCTATGCGATTCGCCAAACGAACTGGCTGAGTCCGCAGCGCGAGGGCTCATGCGTCCATGCGTCGCTCTCGTCGTGTCTGCACTGGCAAAACCAGTTTGACCTGGCCAAGCAATGGCGATCGCAGTACAGCGGCGGGGAGTATGGCGACCGGCTGCGGCAGCGACTCGATGCGGCTGGTATTAAGTACGCCTACACCGAGAAGGCCAATCTGCAATTGCTCGACGACGCGCACAGCTCGCGACGCGGTGCCTTGCTTTGGTGGAAGCCTAACCACTGCTGCACGTTCTGCGGGTGGGCTAAAGATCAATCTGGAACAGTGTACGCCGCTATCCTCGACAACAACCGCACGAATCAATACGAGTTTGTCGAGCGGTCGGAATTTCATCGGCGATGGGCTGGGTTTGGCGGTTTCGCGCTGACTCCTTTGTTCGACCCGCCGTCGCCACCCATTTGGAAATCGTTTGCACCTGTTGAGGAATCGTGGCCATGGTAGGCAACAATTGTGACTCGCAAGAACACAAAGTCAAAGTCGTTTTGTCTTTCGGCCTGGTGGTTGTTGCTTTTCTTTGTGCTGTGTTCGTGGTCGTTGGTCAGCGAATGGCTCCGCGCGTGGAGAGAGCCCTCGGGATTGAAGGTGTCAAATCCGCCGACATCCCAGCCGGAGGAATCAACTACGACGCATTGAAAAATGCGCCGCTGAATCAAATGCCGGTTAATGAACAAGCGGCGAGAGAAATCAAAAAACAACAGATTGAGATCGGCAAATCACCACCGCAGCCAACACCCAAAACGCCATCAGGTCTCGAGCCAACACCAACCGCAAAACGGTACAGCATCACGCTGTTTGCCGGTGTCGATCCGAAATCGACGCAGGTTCTCGACTGGTTCAATCGCGAGTCGGTACTGCAGGAAATAAAAGCGAATTGCAACTTCCACGTCTACACCAAGGACAACGCACTATACCGCGAACGGTATAGTTCCATCGTTTCTCCTGACGATTTCCCGGCGATTGTGTTTTGCGATCCTGAGGGCGGGCATGTGTACGTCGCGGGCAAGTCGCAAATGCCGACGTCGGCCCGGGCGTTGTTCGACGCAATGCGATCCGCCTATAAGACCCAGCAACAGGTCCGCGAGCAATCGCAAGACTCATCGATCGTGCTGCAATCTGGGCCGGACAATTGCCCCGATGGATCATGCAGGCCAAACGATCGCGTCCCGTTTATCAATCCCGATCGCAAGCCACTGTTTCCGGCACTGCGACCCGATGAACCGCCATCGATCGAATCGATCTTGTATTGGCTCTGGAATCCTGGCGAGGCGGTTCTCGCGTTGCTGTGTGCGGCCGTGCTGTGTGCGATCGCTCTCGTTGTCACGATCAAGGTGTGGAAATCATGATGTGGGCCGTTTTGCTAATGCTCCTGTGTGTCGTTTTTTTGGTGGTGATTTGGTGGAAGCCAAACAAGTCGAACGGTCCTGCCGTGATTCAATCGGCGATGGATCGGATTGTCTCGCGACCTAGCACGCCGCTTGAGCAAGAGATCGAGATCATCGCGTCCGCACTTCGGGAACGCGACGCTGCCAAGCGAAAAGCCGAAGCTCTTGCACGCCTCAAGGATCTTCTCGCAGAGGAATAAACCAATGGCCGAAATCACCGACCAGCAAATTGCCGACGCCGCCGCTCAACCGCAGTCCATGTCGGTCGATGGGGTCAACGTCGCTCAGCGATCGCTCAAGGAATTGATGGACGCGCAAGACAATCTCTCGCAGAAAAACGCCGAGAAGCCACGGCGTGGGCTGCTGTTTTCGAAGCTGATCCCCGGATCTGCCCGAGGCCAGTGATGACCTGGTGGGCCACGCTCGTCGCTGCCGTATTGCAATGGCTTAGCAAATCGACCGGCCGGCAAATTGCCATTGGTGCGGCGTTGTTTCTGATCCTGCTGGGGATCCTGCTTGGGTCCACAGCCACGGTCGTCTTTGGTGGTGCTCTGTTGTTTTTCTTGTTGAGTCGCCCAAATGCCAATTCTTGACCAGTACGGCCAAACGATCGACACCCAATCGATCGCGATTGCGCAGCGCATCGCTAAGCAACGCGCCCGCCGCGATTCGCTCAGCGCCTCATACGACGCCGCGGCCGAGACTAGGGAGTCGGCCAAGCACTGGCGGTGGGCTGATCATCACTCTGCCGCTGCCGCCAATTCGTCCAGCGTCCGAAAAACCCTCCGCCAGAGATCACGCTACGAGATCCTCGAATCGAATTCGTTCGCCAAGGGTATCGCGCTTACGTTGTCCAACGACACTATCAGCACCGGTCCATCGTTGCAAGTGATGCTCCCGGATCCCGCAGCGTCGCGAGCCATCGAGCAGCGGTGGCGCAAGTGGTCCAAAGACGTCAAGCTCGCTGACAAACTGCGGACCGCACGCCTGGCCAAACTGGTCGATGGCGAGACGGTCATCCTCAAGGGCAACAATCGCCGATCCCGCAACCCCGTGCAGCTCGACGTTCGCGTCATCGAAGCGGATATGCTCGCGACGCCCAACTACATGGACGGGTTCCCCAACCAAGTCGATGGGATCATCTTCGATGAATGGGGCCAGCCGATCGAGTACCACGTCCTGAAAGGTCACCCCGGCGACGTGTGGCCGTGGAAGGCCTGGGATTACGAGACTATTGACCCGGACGATCTGATCCACCTGTTCCGCAGCGAGCGACCCGGCCAACAGCGAGGCATCCCCGAGATGACTCCAGCGTTGCCGCTGTTCGCTCAACTTCGCCGCTACACCCTCGCCGTCATCGCGGCCGCGGAGAACGCCGCCGATTTCTCTGCGGTCCTGAAAACACAATCCAGCGCGTTCGATTCGGCAACCGATGGGATCGACGACATCGATCCATTCGATGGTGTCCAGATCGATCGCGGCATGATGGTCAGCTTGCCACGCGGTTGGGATCTGACGCAATTCAAACCGGAACAACCGACCACGACCTACGAAGGATTCCGCAACGCGATCCTCAACGAGATCGCTCGCTGCGTCCACATGCCATCCAACAAGGCCCTCGCGGATTCGTCCAAATACAACTACAGCTCGGGCCGACTAGATCACCAAACGTATTACGAAGCGATCTCGGTCGAAAGATCGCAATGGGAAATCGAATGCCTCGACCGCATTTTCGAATGGTGGCTCGATGAAGCGCTGATGCTCACCGGGTATCTGCCGGCCCTCGAGCCGATGGACGAGATCCCGCACGTGTGGCGTTGGCCACCGAACCGCGACGTGAACCCCAGCGAGGTCGCCGACGCCAACATCCGCTTGATCGATGCCGGACTCAAGACGCGTCAACAATATCTCATCGAGCAAAACATCGACCCAGAGTCGCACGCCCAGCAACTCGACGAGGAGGGGTGGGTCAATCCCAACGCACCTGAGCCGACCGAGGCAACGATCGCCACCGATGCCGATCCGTTGGCACCGGTCGACGACGTTGCGAAATCCGCGCTCAATGGTGCCCAGGTCGCCAGCCTGGTGCAGATCGTCAACGCGATCGCCATGGGCACGATGCCACCCGACACGGCCAAGGCGGTCATCGCGTCCGCGTTCCCGACCATGGACTCGGCTATAATCGATTCAATTGTTGATCCGATCAAGCCCGGCAGCGTGACACCTGAAGGCACCCCCGCACCTGCCGCAGCCGAGGCACCAATCGGGCCAGATGGCGATCCGGTGCCAAGTGCCAAACCACCGCCTGGCGAGTTTGCCAACCTGTCGCGCCGGCAGCTCAAGCGCCAGATGGCCGCGATCGATGACGGGCTCAACAAAGTCAAGTCCGGTGAGTGGACCGTCCAACGCGCTCGCGTGTTCTATGGGTCGATCGGACTGACTCAGCAGACGATCGATAATTTGCTCGACGAGTTTGGCGAAAACGAGCCACCATGCGAAGATTGTGGGGATGCCGGCGCCGCCCAAGCCATGGCATCGGATCGCACGCTCGAGGCCAATTGCGGCACCGGCAAAGACGGATTTGAGGCAGGCAACGATTGTGGCAAAGGTGGTGGCGGCGGTGGTGAATCGTCTTCGGACAAATCCAGTGGATCAAGTGGATCTGATTCTGGATCCAGCACAGGAGGAAAGCACAGCGTGAAACTACCACCCAAAAAATCGAAACTCAAAATCGACACCGCGTCGCAGGCTCTCGACCAAATGGGGTATAAGCTCGATTTCAAATCCTCAAAGACCGATTTGAAAACAAAGAAGACGAGCTACAGCGTGACCGACCGCAACGGCAACACGTCGCGAATGGACACCGACCAGATCAAGGAATTGGTCTACCAGGGCGCCAGCTAGCCGATGTCATCTCTGACGCGTGAGACCAAGTCACGCACCGGGTGGCGGCTGCGAGCGTACACGGCCACCGGTCGGAAATCGATTTGGTTGGGTGACATCGCCGAGGCCGACGCAGTCGCTGTCCAGCGTCACGTTGACGAGATACTCGCCGCACAAACCGCCGATCTCCCGCTGCCGCGTCAGACCGTGCGTTGGCTCGACCAAATCACGCCCGCTCTACGGCGCAAACTCTCCGCGATCCTCGGCGCGACCCACACCGTTGGGACCGCCATCGATGCCTACGTGCATGAGACGCGTGAGCGGTTGGCACTCGCCACATGGAACGATCGGCAACGGTCGCTCGAACTGCTTCGTGAGACACTCGACCAGCGACCCATCGATCGCGTGGCCGTCGAGGATGTCACCGAGTGCCATCAATCGCTGACCGTAGGCGAATCCACGCGAGGCAAGATCGCCGCAGGATGGCGCGCGTTTTTCCATTGGTGCATCGATCGCAAGCTCATTGCCGACAATCCCGCTCGGGAGCTATCGACCAAAATCAACGTCCGTGAGAAGCATTTTGTCCCGGTCGGTGTTGCGGCCAAGCTGATGGAGCTCGCCACGCCCTCGATGGCGGTCGCGATCGCCATGAGCCGATGGGGTGGAATCCGCGTCCCGTCCGAGCTGCGATCGCTCACCTGGGACGCGATCGACTGGGATCGAAAACGGATCGCTATCTGCGACCACAAACGGAACACCACGCGCACCATTCCGCTATTCCCCGAGATCGCCGCGGCCCTCGCGAGTCATCCTCGCGATGTGCCGCTATGCGGTGATCTGCTTGAGGGCAGCGATTCCGGTATGGCCTGTCGGTTGCTCAATCTGATCGCGATCGCCGGCGTGACGCCATGGCCTGCGCCGTGGCACTCCATGCGAGCCACCCGCGAGACGGAATTGATTGAGCGGTATGGACTCGCCACCGCGTCGCAGTGGATCGGCAATAGTGCCGCCGTCGCAATGCGATCGTATGCCATGGTCACCGACGAGCACTGGCGGACTGCCACTGCCGATACCCCGCCGAATCCGTGATTGCCGCCTCGACCGCAGCCACCTTGCTCGGCACGGTGTCGAGGTACTCTACGATTGGCGGTGCGAGCTTGAACGTGACAGGTCGCTTTGCGTTGGCCATCTTCTTACGGCCAGCGCCCTCGCGAGCGCCGCCGTGTGTGGGTGTTTTTTTCTTGCGCGGCATTAAATCACCATCCGCCTTCGTTCCACTCGGCGTAGGTCATATTGGCCGGTTCGTCCGTTTCTACTACGTCAAACTTTGCGTCTGCAAAAATTTTCTTTGCGGTTTGCATTGCTTCGGTTGCCTCTTTTTTGGTGGCAAAAACCACGCCATCGAGACCTGTGTTTTCTGCTGCTGTGATTACTTCGTAGCCCATTTATCTATCTCCCCGTTTTCAAAAACTGCCGGAGCCCACCCGGCGGAAGGGCGGGTGGGACTAGCTGATTTTTCCATCTGCTCGCAATGTTCGCAGAGCCAGCTTTTTTGCGGCATGCTCTCGATCGTTTCGGCTGACCCCGAGCGAGTCGGCGAGAGCAGTCCATTGCGTCAGGCTCAAGTTCGCAACCTTTCGCAGTTGCGATTGAAACTCTGCGTTGATCAGGTTTAGCGTTTCGATGCTGCTCATCATCTCACCCTTTGCGTTCGTTTCCCGCGTCGCACTGTGCGTCGCTTGTACACGTGATTATATCGGCTGCTTGATTCCCGGCAATACCTAAATCAAGAAAAATAGGGGAAGATTTTTTGGGGACCATTTTCCTGACGTCAGGAAAATGGTCGGGTTGGCGGGGAACATCATTTGTAACACCCGTTGGGCGGGTTTTTGCGGGGTCGTGGTAGGGTCGATTGCATGACCAAATCGACCACACGGGCTCGCCTTGAGCAAGCCCGGCGACGACGCGAGAAGCGCCTCGCCCGAAATCGCGATCGGCTCCACGCCGCCGAGGATCGTGGGCTCGACCTGCGAGCCACCGGTGAGCCTCTGTCGTTGTGTGCCATGGATGGGTCGGACGCTCCAACGCTGCCGCGTTTCAACGCGATTGCGTACACGGGTGGCCCGATGTACCCCAAGCTCGCCATCGCATGGAACGGACCGGTGTATGTCGATCTGTCAGGTCTGGACGCGGTGGCTACGAATCCCATCCATCGCGATCACGACGAAGGGAAGCCAATCGGTCATTCCGTGTCCGTAGACAACGACGGCACGCGATTGGTTTGCTCCGGGGTTTTCAGCGTCAACTCAATCGATACCTCCGAGATCGTGGAGTCGGCCAAGCAGGGGTTTCCTTGGCGTCCCAGTGTGGGCGTCAAGATCGTTTCCTACACCACGCTCCAAGCCGGTCAAACGGCATCGATCAACGGACGCATCGTCGAAGGCCCAGCACTCTGGGTCAAGCGATCGGTCCTCAAAGAAATCTCCCTCGTCACCATCCCCGGCGACGATTCCGCCACAATTTCAATCGCCGCGAGCCAAGCCACGCCCATGGTCCCAGACTTCGCCAACTACTGCCAATCCCTCGGCGTCGATCCCGCCGCCGCCTCTCCCGAACTGCTGCAGGCTCTGCAGACGGCTTACGCCGAGTCCGTCGAGCCCAGCGATTCCCCCGCACCTCCTCCGCCCTCACCGTCTGGCATGGATGCCGGCGGCGGGGGTCCCGCCCCAATGCCGATGCAATCGGCCCAACCGTCGCCCGAAGTCCCGCAGGACAAGGAAAAGCCCGCTATGGCCAACGCCCACTCGCCCGTCGATCTCGCTGCCGCCGAAGTCTCCACCTACCGAGCTGCACTCGCTGCCGAGGTGGAGCGATCCAACCAGGTCCGTGACCTGTGCGCCAAATTCGGTAGCCCACAAATCAGCATTGACGGCAAGAACGTCGACCTCGCCGCGCATGCGATCGCACACGGCTGGGACCGTGACAAGACCGAACTCGAGGCCCGACGTCATCTGGATCTCGAAGCGACCCGCGAATCACGCCCTCGCGGGCCCGCCATCCACTCTCACTCGCGCGATGAGCGGCAGTCCCTTGACGTGCTACAAGCCGGGATGCTGCTCCGCGCGGGGTGCAATCTTGACTCGAAGCAATTCGAAAATCGCTGGGTCAAGGCCAAGCTGCCCAAGTGGTTGCAAGCCGGGATCAACGATCCTATCCGGCAACGCACGATGGACCACGGCCACGCTGCCTCGGACCTGTCCCTGGTCGACGCCTGCCGACTCGGCCTGCAAGCTCGCGGGCATGATGTGCCCGCCGGACGCATGGACATGATCCAAGCCGCCTTCTCGACCGGTTCCGCTGCCGCATTGTTCGGCGCGACCATCGGCGCGAAGATGCTGGAAAGCTACGCCGAGGTCGACGATTTCTCTGCAGGTTGGTGCAGCGAAGACGAAAACCCAGACCTCGAGCAACACAACCGCAACCGGACCCAAGCGGCCCAGTCGCTGGTCTATCATCCGGTCGGCGGCGAAGCGGCCCACACCGGTCGCGTGGTCACTTCGGAAAAGGCTCAGGTCTACCGATTCTCTCGCCAGATGAAAATCGACGAGGCCGACGTTCTCGGCGACAACTTCTCAAAGTTCAAAGACACCCCGCGCGACTTCGGTTTGGCAGCGGGTCGCGTTCGACCGGACATGGTCGCGATGGTCCTCTTGAGCAATCCCAACTTGCTCGCCACCGGTCGCGCCCTGTTCAACACGACCGACGGCAACATGATCGCGAGCGGAAAAGCACTTGCACGTGCCACGCTATCCGAGTTGATCGCCGCGATCCGCAAGCGAAAGGATGGCGACGCCAACCTCGATCTCCCCGTCACTCACTTGATCGTGCCGCCGGATCTGCTTGATACCGCAGTGCAGTTGTGCTACTCGGTCGTGATCTCCAACGATAGCGGCGCGGGTGAAATGAACCCGCTTAAGCAGTACGGGATCACACCCGTTAGCGAGCCGCGATTGTCGACCGGCATGAACCACCCGGTCACCGGCGCCGCGCTCGCGGGCTCGACGACCATGTACTACGGTCTCTCCGACAAGTCACGCACCATCGAAGTCACCTACCTGCAAGGTGCAGGCCGTACCCCGGTCGTTCGGTCCGAGACCCTCACCGGTGGCGAGTTCGGTCTCGCAATCGACGTTCGCCACTATATCGGAGCCACCGCTCTCGATTGGCGCGGATTCCATCGCTTCAACGCGTAAGCCGGATCGCATCACCTCATGAAAATCAAACTCACCACGACGATCTATTTTGACGGCGTGCCGTACCCTGCGGGCTCGATCATCGACCCAGAGGCCATCGGCGCGAACGGCGACGCGATCGTGCATTGGATGTGGGGCGAACAAGTCGACGACGAGGCACCGATCGCGATCGTGCCCGTGTTCTCCGACCCAGTTGTCGAGCCAATCGCCGAGCCAATCGCCGAGCCAATCGTTGGACAAGTTGCCGAACTTTCCCCTCAAGTTTCCCCCGAACTTTCCCCTCAACCAATCCCCGAACCGCCACCTGCACCGCGGCGCAAGCGGAACAAGTAACACCACGCCCAAGGAACCCACTCAATGCCAGCCCCCACATTTGTACGCGCCGCCTCGGTCCGCACCATCACCGCCGCTGCGGATTTGGTTTGCGGCACGATTGTCGCATCGACCGACGGCCTCGCCGGATACGTCGAAGCTCAACGCGGGATCCGGAACGGCGAGACCGGATTGATCCGAATCGAAGGCGTCGTCGAGGTTGACAAGGCATCTGCCGATAACATCGCTGCCGGCGCTCGGATGCAGATCAACACCTCCACGCAGGTCGCCTCGGTCCTCGCCTCGGGCAGCCCGACCGGAGCGAACATTCTTTGCGGTCGCGCTGTCGCGGCTGCGGGTGTTGGCACCGTGCGAATGTTGGTCGACCTCAACCGCAATTTGAACCAAGCGTAACGCCATGCGACCCTGTTGCTTTGTCTTCATTGTTCTGGCATACATCACTCTGTGCGGGTGCCAGGCGACCAAGTGCGATTGCTGTGCCACGTGCGTGGACCAGTGCTCGCCGATGTCCACGGTCTGCGGCGATGCGTGCGACCATGCCGCGGTCTGCTGCCAGTGCGTGGACTGCAAATGCCTGTGCTGTGTACCCGTGGAACCACCCAGGGGCTGATCGATGGGAATGCTCGAGAACGCGACCGCTGCCCTGGCGTCGATCCTCGACACTCACGCGTCGGTTCCGATCACTTACTCGCGAGGCATGACCACCATTGCGGGACTGACCGCGATTCGCGGATCTACCCCGTACGAGTCGAACGATTCCGACGGGATCATCCATCGTACCATCGCTCGCGATTACCTGATGCGATCCGCCACGTTTCCGTTTAGCGACATGCCGCGCGATGGGGACATCATCAAAGATGGCGAGGAATATTACCTCGTCCATTCGATGACCGGCGAGCGACCGTGGCGGTACAGCGATCCCGGCCAATCGCTTCTTCGGATCCATACCAAGAAACAACCGTAGCTCATTATGCCTGTCGCTGTCGACCGATTGATCTGCGACGACATCAAGACGTTGATCGTCTCGGGCTCGATTGCAAAACCCGACAACCTCGGAGGCATCACTGCCGCCGACGTGACGATCGACTACTTGCCCCGGTTCGAACCGGCGGATCTTGACGATCTAAAAATCGTCATTGCGCCGCGAACCCGATCAACCACCATCGCATCCCGCGCCTCGCGTCAGCGAGATTTGCAGATCCAGGTCGCGATCATGCAATCGGCGACCGCCGACTCTGCTCGGTTCACGGCACTGATCGACATGACCAACGACATCGAGCAGCGGCTCGCTTTGGCCTCCGCCATCAGTGGCGTTACCTACCGCGCGACCTACGTCGACTCGTCGACGCAGCTTTACGACATCGCCGCCCTCGAACAGCATTCCGTTTTCCGGTCCGTGATCACCGTCACCTACCGACTCACCACGTAACCCACAAAGGCCCGTCACGTATGCCATCCATCATCGGACCGATCGCCGGCAACGAGTGCAAGCTCTACTACCAAACCACCCTGGCCACCACGTTCACGACTGCGGGGGCCGTGTTGATCGGCGAAGCTCAGGATGTCAACCTGTCGCTGACCACTGGCACCGCTGACGCAGCATCGCGGCTGAGTTTGTTCAAGTCCAAGCTGCCGACACTCACCGAGCTTTCGCTCACGTTCTCCCTGTTGTGGAATGGCGACGTCGGCGACACAACCCAGACCGCACTTCGCACGGCATTTCTCGCCCGTACTGTCTGGCACTGGGCGGTGATGGACAACATCCTGACCACGCCAGGCGTCAAAGGTTCGCAGGGCCTGACGTTCCCCGGAATCATTACCGAGTTCCCGCTCGATCAACCGATCGAAGGGAATGTCAAAGTCGACATCAAGGTCGATCTGGTCCGCGCCAAGGTCAGCAGCACGCTCGTCGATCCCGCTTGGTTGCTGGTCGCTGCCAGCTAACACAACAACAACAACCCGACGCGCTAGCGAGGGACATTATGCGGATCGGCGACATTGTCGAGATCGAATTCCGCGA